GTCAGGGTGAGCAGCCTAACCTGGGCAACAGTCGCAACCCGATGCCTTCGCTGGATGACCCGAACGATAAGCACTGGGACCTGGTAGTCAGGGACATCGCCCGGCACTTTGAACTGCCCATCGAGGAGGTCACGGGTTACGCTCGCCAGGCGCGTGCCACAGCCGCGCTTGTCTCGTAGCACGCCGCCCCAAAATACTTTTGCGTAGGGGTTGACAAGCGTATCACTCTTGTGATACGATATATCTTAGTTCACCGTAACACCTGGAGAGGAACTGCCATGCTGTTTAAGAATGTCTTCGGTGACGCACCTGCCACCCTCAAGGGCGAAGACGACAACCCAGAGGAGTGGGGGTTTCAGGGCCACGGCGCAGCTTTTGGCAACTTGGACCGAGTCGGTGATGTTATCGCGCCCGGTGCGTTTGATAAGGCGATTCCCTGGTTTAAGGATAACGGGATCATCGCTAACCAGCACCGTTGGTTTGAGCCCATCGGGGCACCCATCGAGGCTTATCAGGACGGCAAGGGACTCTTCCTGGACGCGTCTATCGCTCCTACCGCATTGGGCAAGGACGTGCGGACGCTCATGCAGAAGAAGGTCCTGAAGACCCTCTCCATCGGTTATGACGTCGAGGAGGCAGAGCCGTGGTCGGTTGACCTCCTTCGCAAGACCATCGGCGAGCAACAGTTTGCCAGCCTCACTGCACCGCAGCTGGAGAAGACCTTGCTGTGGGGCCGGCTAATCAAGACCATCTTTCCGCTCTACGAGGTATCTCCGGTGTCCATCGCCGCTAACGGCGAGGCGGGTATCACCGGTGTGAAGGGTATCTTCGACGAGTCGGTGGACAACCCCTTCGGCCTGCGTGCAGGCCTGAAGCTGCAGGACAATGAAGAGGCGGTGCGTGCTACCGTCATCGAATGCTCCAAACTGGCTAAGCGGTGGGTTGACCTCGCTATGCAGTGTGAAAAGAAGGAGGGACGACCCCTCTCGGAGGCGCGTCGAGCTCGACTACGATCCATGGTGGACTGCATTCACGAAGCTCATGGTTCGCTGAAGGGCGTGGCTACAGACCTGGAAGGCCTGTTGGCTGAGACCGCGCCAGAAGATAACGAGGGCAAGTCACTCATCACCGACACTGAGGCCGATGCGTTACTTAACCAGCACATCGCTATTCAGGCCAAGTTGTATGGCCTGAATTATTCAACTTCCAGGAGTAACTGATGGCAGAAAAGGTAGAGCTTACCGCTGAACAGAAAGCCATGTCATGGCAGGGTGTTCAGGAGCTGGTCACGGTCAAGAACACGGAGCTGAAGGACTTCCTTGCCAAGTTCGACAAGGACGGCAGGCTCGAGGGCATGACCGCTGAAGATCGCCGAGAAGCTGAGAAGCGGATGGGTGAGATCGACGCGCTCGGAGCTGACCGCGACGAGAAGCGAGCGGTTGACGAGAACTTCCGGCGGGTGCAGAAGGAGATGCGAGACAGAGGGTACACCAACAACGGTGACCCTTCGCCCTTTCCCGGTACCCCGCCACCCGCTGCGGGTCAGCAGATCCAGGCGTATAAGTCCATCGGGCAGCACTTCGTAGAGGCTGCCGAGTACCGCGAGAAGGGCGCGACCTGGCGCAAGGGCCAGACGCTCTCTATCGCGTTTGAGGACGCCGATCCCCAGCAGGTGATGGACACGCGGTATTACAAGGCTACCCTCTCTGAGGGCGCCGGGTTCCCGCCGTTTGTGCCCCGAGGTCCTCGGATCGAGATGATCCCGCAGCGCCGACCGGTCGTCGCTGACCTCATTCCCCAGGACACCACCACGGTCACGGCCATCAAGTACATGCAGCAAACGGTCTTCACCAACGCGGCCGATGTGGTTGCCGAGGGCGGCGTGAAGCCAGAGGCCGCGCTGCAGTGGGTTGAGGTGACGGTCACGATGGAGAAGATCGCCGTCCTCATCCCCATCACCGACGAGCAGCTCGCCGACGTGCCGCAGGTTCGGTCGCTGGTCGACAACCAGATGACCCTGATGATTAAGCTGAAGGAAGAGGACGAACTGCTCAACGGTTCGGGCGTCTCGCCGCACATCTTCGGCTTCTTCAACAAGCCCGGCATTCAGACCCAGGCCGCAGGCTCTGAGCCAGTGCCTGACACCATCTATCGGGCGATGACCGCCGTGCGGTGGACAGGCTACGCCGAGCCGTCGGGCGTTATCATGAACCCGACAGATTGGATGGGTATTCGCTTGCTTCGGACCGCTGACGGCCTCTACATCTGGGGTTCGCCCTCCGACGACGGGCCCGAGCGGGTGTGGGGCATGACCGTGGTTCCCACCAACGCGATGGCGCAGGGAACCATGCTCACCGGTGACTTCCCGATGTATTCGCACATCAGCCGCCGGCAAGGGATCACGATCGACGTCAGCAACTCGCACGCTGACTACTTCGGAAAGAACTTGCAGGCGATCCGAGCAGAGGAGCGGTTCTCCCTGGAGATCTACCGCGCCTCGGCTTTCTGCCAGATCACCGGAGTTCCGGCGCCTGCGCCGTAAGGGGAAACAATGGCACATCGGACACTATTGGTGGGAGGCCAGGTGGTGCCCGGGTCAGGGCAAGGTGACCCCTTGCTCTGGCACGGCGTACCTAACGCTGCAAGCGCTGGCACCGCTGCTATTTTCACGCTGCACTCGACAGCTACAGGAGGCACCATCAATGTGGCAGTTGACGGCGTAACCGTCGCCACGTTGTTTGACGCCCACCTGGGAACGGCCGCCGACCTACAGGCGGCTATCAACGCTGACCTGGGCGCAGGGTACGCTACGGTCGGCGGCGGTCCATTTGGGACCGCTGACCTCATCGTGACGTTCCCGAACACCGGAGTGCATACTGTTACGGTTGACCCTGCCAACGCGGTGGGCGGCACCGTGACCTCGACCAACTCTACAGCGGCCGTGGCCGCCGTCCCAGCGCCCTACACCAACCGGGCTGCTAAGGGCGCGCTGCTCGCTGACGTAGACAACGGCACGTTCTACGTCAACACCGGGACCCTCACAGCACCGGTGTGGACGGGAGTGACCATCCCCTA